GACCATTAAGCGTTTTCAAACCAATCATGTTGTAGTTTTCTAGGTTCAACACGGCAACGGGATAATCCAAACCACCATTGATAATCGGTGTTCCGTTGCTATTGGTGTTAATCCTAACAAATGATGAATTGATGCTTAGTGGGCGTTGATAAAAAGCATTGATTGATGTTGATGCGGCCGTTTGGCTTATGTTCAACAAATAAGTGCCCAATTCGTTAACGTTTCCACCCGCGCCGGTTGCAAAGCCAACAATTTTGGTGCCGGTTGTGATGCCGGTTCCGCTTAATGTCATGCCCAACGCAATAGCGCCGCTAGTGATGGCCGTAACCGTTAACACATTGTTAACAATAGAACCGGTAAAGTTAGCCCCAATTTCCCCCCCTGGGCCAATGGTGTATTGCGTTTGTCCCGATGTGATGGGAAAAATGATTTCGGTTTTGTAATAAACCATCATTTGTTCGTTTGACCATTGATCGATCATACGATTCATCATTACGAACGCATCTTGCGCCGCCGCCGGATCGGGCGTTTCCCCCGCCGCCAAAGCGCCGATATCTTTCAATGCGGAACTAATAATGTCTATGGGTGAAGTTGCCATTTAATAATTCCTTGCGTATTCGCCATGATATTTAGCCCTAGCTTCTTGAGCGACTAAATCTGCAAATTCAATATTTGCATATCTTGCAACTGTTTTTGATCTTCCGTTAACTTTTATTTGCACTACCCAATTTTTGGTTTGTTTGCAAAAACTAACATTTTTATAGCCAGATGTGTTTTCTTTTTTTATCTTTTGATTTTGTTGATTTGTTATTTTATTTGCACCACGCAAATTTTCTATTTTATTGTTCAACTTATTGCCATCAATATGATCTACTATTTCAGGCAAATAACCATGATGAAACATAAAAATCAAACGATGATTTAAATGGATACGCCCATTTAATCCTGTTCGTAAATAGCCATTTGGATGTACAACACCGGCCAAATCGCCAACATTTACCCTTTTACGCTTTACTTTCCAAACAAGTTTTCCATCTATGTAATCAAACATAGCTTTCAATTGTTCTTGCGTTGGGTGAAGTGTTGGCGCGGTCATGCTTCTTCCTTATGCGGGAACCACAATATGCCCATCATCGGCGGGCTTTGGGGTTTGTTGTTCTTGCACTTGCTTTTGGATTTCATCCATTGTTTGCGCAATCAATTCTTGGTTGCGTTGAAGTGCAACAAAGATTGTATTGATTTGCGGAATGCTTAGTTCAATTTTCATACTTTAATTGTAAAAGTTTGTGGCAACCAAGGGGGCGTTACTTTTTGGGGTTGGCTTAATTGATTTGTTAACGCCAATTCTATTGAACTTACGCCGTCTTTCATAGATGCTTCTTTAATCCAACCAATAACCATTTCTTCGGTTACGTTGTTGAATGAAACATTACCACCTTCTGGAAAATGCCAATAGCCTTCCGTTTCAACCGTTTGATCTCCATCAACATGGCTAACAAAGTATTTAGCGGATGTTATAACACCATCTTTAGCGTGAATATCGGTTACTTGCCACTTCATTTTGCACCTGTGGGATCAGTAGGCCATGTCATAGTCCAAGGAAATCCTGTTTCCTTAGGTAAATCTCTCAGCGCTTGTCGATAAGTAGCCCATGCTGCTTTGTCAACAGAAGCATCAGCAACTTGAGTCCAATCGCATTTGGCAAGTTTAGCATCACGTTGTTTGCGAATATTAGATGCTTGGCTTGCGTTTCTTTGTGCAATTTCTTCCGAACTTGCTTGTGTAACATTCCAAACTTGTGTCCACACACCGTTTTCTAAAACAGGTGTTCCTTCCGCAATGTATTGCGTTATTGGATCAATAGTTGGTTGTGTTACTTGTGTAACCGCAACAAGCGTGTAGCCTTCTTGACCCAAAGTTGTACTTGGAAACAATGTTACAAAATCTGTGTTTTGACCATAATTTGTATAAGGATTATCCGCAACAAATTGCCCCCATCCGTATGGATAAGTTACAAGCGTTGAATCTTTTATTTTTGCGTACATATTGATTCCTTAAATTGTTAAATTTGTAGATGTTCCAAAAGTTTGCGTGGTGGAAGTCACATTGTTTGTTATTGAACTATATGAATTACTAGAAAATGAATTTGAAATTCCACCGCCAGAAGCATCGTTAGAAGAAAAAGTTATCAATGTAGATGTTGCATAAGTAAAATTATAAGTTCCAGCTGGCGATGGGTTTACAACGGAATATGTTCCTGTTTTTGACCCGTCAATGGGTAATTTAAAAAGAATAGGGTAACCACTTGTATTTGAATATGTGTAAATATACATATTATTATTAGAATCAATAATAATAGCATTACCATTTGCCAAAAAATTATTATTTGTTGTGCAAGTCATTTGATTTTGATATACAAGATTACCAGATGAATTCATTTTTGCTATTACTAATACACCTTGATAATTACTAACTGTATAAACGTTTCCTGCAGAATCTAATGCTATTGATGCTGTATTAAGCCCGTGAGAAGAATTAGTGAATTGTCTTCCAAATAAAAAATTTCCGCTTGAATCATATTTAAAAATAAAATAACCGGGGTTACCCGTGGCACTAGACCAAGCGCATAAATGATAAACATTTCCAGAAGAATCAGTAACAACTTGTTTACCCCTCAAATCTTCGTTTGTTACATAAGTAGTTCTACTATTTTGAGATAACAAATTACCACTTGTATCTGTTTCTAGAAAAACAGCATACGCATGACTGCTAACATAAGCAAAACCATTCCAATAAAGATTTCCTGAAAAAGAATCATACGTTACACCATAACCAGTATATTGAGTTGTTGTTGCGGTGCTAGGATATATTCTGCCCCATTGAAAACTTCCACCAGAACTATAACTTTGCAAAAACCAAGCAAAATTACCACTTGAGTCGTTATATGTTCCGTTTGAATAAACATTGTTTGATGAATCAACCGCAATTTGAGAACTACTCAAAAAACTAGAACTGTTTATGTATCTAACGTGTTGCCAATTGATTGATCCATCATTAGCTAATTGAATTGTAGGAGATTCTTCATCAGACCCACTAGAATTACTTAAATATCCAGTAACAAGCAAATTTCCAGTACTGTCAACAGTCATATATTGTAAAGTTGTTCCATAACGATAAGAATTATTTATATATCTTTGCCATTGCAAAACACCAGTTGAATTTAACTGATAAAAATAATTGTAGTATGGAGTAATTGAATTAACATTTACTCCGCTTAATGTTATATTTCCAGAACTGTCAACAGCAACAGATGTTGCTTGTATTTTAGGCCCACTTGCAAAAGTGACCATATTTATAAAATAGGGGCCACCCAAAATTTTAGTTGTGCTACTAAAGCCATACCCTTTAGCAGCCAGCGATCCTGTGTTAATAATGCTTGGCATATTAAAACTGTGTTTGTGATGCTAAAACAGTATATGTTGCACTTCCAGTTTTAATAACCGTATAAGTGTAAACATCAATACCACTTGCGTTGCCTTTTGTTGGAGCACTTCCACCTTGCCAATAAGGTGTTACTGATGTTCCATCAATTGTTACAGCAGAATTGTAATAAGCAGTTGACCCTTGCGTTGCCAACATTGCAATTGTTATTGATTGGCCTGTTGACATTGCGGTATTAAGTGATGTTCCTGAACTAAATGCAATGTTTAGTGTCCAGTTGTTTGCAGCATTGGATGTGTAGTATTGAACAGCACCGCTTTGAACATAAAAGTTGGTTGTACTTGATGGTGCTGATCCAACCACATTAACGGTTTCCGCAACATCCAACATTACCGCACCTAGAACACTAGATGTTCCGTTAAATGTTTGCGTTCCCGTCCAAGTGTTATTTGCCGATAAACTAACACCACCGGAGATTGCTGACCAAGTTCCATCGCCCCGCAAATATGTTGTGCTTGATGGCGTTCCGGTTGCCGATAACATGGTAACCGTAACCGTTCCGGTATCACCGGTTGTAACCATTGTTCCGTTAACGGCTGGAACGGTGATGGTTAGTGATGATGCGGTGTTTGTTCCACTTAGGGCTATTTGACCGCCCGATGTTGCCGAAAAGACTAATTGGCCCATGTTTTCCCCTTATGGTGCTATATAAATAGCGCTTACATATAACGCACCGGTTGATGGATTATATTTTAGCTTAGTTGATGATGTTGTTGCGGCATTATTTCCGCTTGAATTGCTTACAAAAACCGGATAATACGTTGCGTTGGTGCTTGTGTTATCGGTGATGGCAATGTTGGTTGCGTTGGTTGCGGTTGTGGCCGTTGTTGCCGTGCTTGCGTTGCCGGTTAACGCACCCACAAAAGTGGTTGATGTAACCGATGTTAATCCGGCGATTGTTGTGGCCGTTCCGCCCAAACTAATGGCGGTTGATCCAACGGTTACGCTTGAATTGGTTAAAGCACTATTGGGAATTGATGTTAAACCGGCACCCGATCCACTAAATTGCGTTGCCGTAATAATTCCCGTGCTAGGGTTAAATTGTAGCTTTGTTGAACTTGTGTATTCGGTTGAAACCGATCCACTTGTGGCACTTGTAAACGTTAAATAACGGGTTGCATTTGTGGTTGTATCATCACTAATTGAAATCGATCCACTAACGCTTTGCCATGTTGGGGCCGATGATCCATTAGAAGTTAGAACTTGCCCACTTGTTCCGGCGGGGGTTATCCCTAATGCGCTTCCACTTGAATAAACCGCACCACCGGCAACGGCGGTTAAATTAGCGTTTGTGCCGCCATAACCAAGGCCAACAACGTTACCGTTCCATGTGCCGTTTGTATAAGAACCAGCCCAATTCAGCGTGTTAGTCGACCAGCTTGCGTTGCTAGGCGTCGAATTATGGTAATCCCACGACCCTGCTGCTGTTGAGTTGCTCAACAAAACAACTGTAATGTAAGAGCCTGATTGAACCGTGACAACCGTAGTGGACGAATTGTTTTGAATAACAATCGTGCCGCTAGATTGGTTATTGTTAAACGTAAACGTAGCGCCATTGGGCAGCGTAGTTGCATCAGGCAGTTTAATCGTCTGACCGCCAGAGCCTGTAATGGCCCAATTCTGAACAGAAGAAGCTGTCAACGTAATCAATGTGCTAGCAGCTTGGCTTGTGTAGCCCTCAAACAAGCAATTAGTAGTGATGTTGCCGTTTGCATCACGCAAAACAACCGAATTAGCACCACTTGATGCGGTTACACCGGTTCCACCATTGGCAACATTCAATGTTCCGGCAAGCGTAACCGCCCCCGTTGTGCCGGTTGATGGCGTAAATCCCGTGGTTCCCGCGCTAAATGTGCTTACAAAATTACCACTTAACGCCGATGTTGGAATTGTGGTTGATGCGCTAACCGCACTTGATCCGTTGCCATAAAGATAGCCGGTTAAGCCACTTGTAACCAATGTTGAAAGCGTTGCCGATCCACCCGTGATTGAAACGGAATTGGCATTTTGCGTTGACATTGTGCCCAAACCGGTAATATCCGTGTTCGGGATAGTGGTTGTGGCCGTAAAAGCACTTGTTCCGTTGCCTTTAACATATCCGGTTAGCGTTGTTGCACCGGTTCCGCCATTCGCGGGGGCAATAGTGGTTCCGTTCCATGTTCCAACCGTGATTGTTCCAACGCCGGTAATTCCGGTGTATGAACCACTAATTAGGCTAGTTGAAATGGTTCCGCTTGTGATTTGGCTTGCGGCAATCGCAATGTTTTGTTGGCTTGCGCTAGTGATTTGGCCTTGCGCATTCACCGCTAAAGTAACCGATTGGCTTGCCGAACCATAGGTTGCGGCCGTTACACCGGTGTTTGTAATACTAAATGTGTTGCCGGTTAAACTTAGGCCGGTTCCGTTGTAATAGGTTCCATTTCCACTAAATTGAACCCAAGGAACGGCCGTTGTGCCCAATGTTCCGCTAGATGATGCCGTGCAAACCCATCCGGTGTTAGCTTGGCCACCATTCAAAAGAACCGTGTAAGCACCGGAAAATTCAGACCAAACGTTCATGTCACTAGAACGTGCCCATGCGCTTGCCGATGCTATGTAAATTCCGTTTTGTGATGATGTGGTTTGATTTTTAACCAAAACACGATCACCGGCTAATGTTGTGTAGCCATCAATTGTTTGCAATCCGCTTAACGTGATGTTTGCGGTTGTTGCCACTTGGCACGCCGCTTTGGGGCCTAGCCCTTGTGCAACCGTGTCAACATAATATTTGTTTGCAATATCGGTGCTATTTGCCGGTGTTGTTGTGATTGTTCCGGTTGTAGTGGTGATATTGGTAAAAACGCCGGTTGATGGCGTTGTAGCACCAATCGGTGAAGAATCTAAGGTGCTATTGGTGATCGTTAATCCGCTTTGGATCGGATTGATCGGAACGGTGAATGCCTGGCCCTGCCCAATGAACGTTTGAAAATTACCGTAAACATCAAAATATGCTTGAACGGGTAATATATTTTGGTCAATGGTTTTTGCAGGGCCAGCCATAACTTTCCTTTAGCTTTGATCGCCAACCGGTGTTACATAAAGTAAACCGGCGGTTCCACTATTGCTTACCGCCGTCATGTAAAACGGCGCGGCGGGCGTAGCAAGAATCAATGGTGATGTCATACCGGCGGGTAAAACATAATCACCATTTGTCCCATCCGTTGGGAACGTGGGTGCGGGGCAAGGCGATGCGTTAGAAAACTTAATCGCCATAGGTGCCGCACCGGTGTTCAAAAAGGATGCGTAGTTAATTTGGTCATTCGTGTATCCGGCAATCAACGTGCTTGAATGCGCGGTGCTTGTAACGGATAAAGCAACGGTTTGACCACTATTGCGTTGAACGGTTGATCCGGCCATGATTATGCGGCATTAGTTGGTAGAACGGTGCCTTCCAAACGATCAACACCCAATGTGTAAACACCGGATGCGGGCGTTGCGGATGAACCCGTGCTATTTGTAAACTGAATTGACAATGTGTTAGCGGCAGAAACCCAAACGTTTGCAATGCCAACACCGGTTGTTTGCGCACCTTGCAATGAAATATTTACGAAATCATTAACCACAAGGCCAGGAATCGTAAATGTTTGTGTTGCTTGTGAACCGGAAACCGCTGCGGGTGTCAAAGTGGGGTAAACAAGGAAAGAATTGAGGATATTACCTCTAAGGATCGTAGTTTGTAATGACATAAAAACTCCTTTGCGTTGATTGTATCTTGAAAAATAAAAAAAGCCACCCGTTTTGTGGATGGCTTTCCCCTTATTTACTCACAAATTAGGGTAAAAATGTAAGGTCATAGCCGTAGACAAATACGTCACAAGTCGCGGCAATCGTAGTTCCAACGTTCACATAAATGTTAGTTGGGCTAGAAATAGCGGTGTTAGGATTTGTTGCGGTTGAAATGGTTACATAAGGGCCACCGGTGTTGCTTGTTAAAGCGGCGGTAGTCAAAATGGTTGAACCGGTTTGGCCTTGGCCGGTGTAAACACCAACGGTTGCCGTTGCAATAGTGGTTGTTGCACCGCTAGAGTTTAGGCCGTTAGTAATTACAACGCTTGTGGGCACAAATTTAGACACATCCAAAACGATCGATGCGGTATCACCGGCAACGGCCAAGTTTACGGATT